TGAATGAGCCGGATAGCCAGACCACCTGGCCGGTTGGCATCGCGTTCGCGACCTCGACAGCGGCAGCCAATACGGCGAACGCGCCAGGTGCCGGCATCTCCAACACCCACGAACAGCGCGGCGCCGAGACCTCGGTGACGGCGACCAGCGCCAACCCACTGCCTGCGCCGCTCGGCCAACTCAAGATGGTAGGTGTTGGCCCGGCCCTCACGGCGGCCTCGCGAGCGGCTGGCCCTAACGCCTCGCACGCCTCCAGCCTGTCTCCGACAACGATCCTGACGCCTACGACGACAGGCGCCACGGGCGCCAGTAACGTTTCTGGCGACGGCACCACCTTGCTCACGGTAACCGGGACCAATTATGATCGCACGTCGGTGGTCTACATCAATGGTGCCAGGCAAGGGACAAACTATGTAAGCGCGACGTCGCTTACGGTGACCAATGCGCAGAAGAAACTAGCGGCTGGCGCTGGCACACTTCCGGTTTACGTCATTAACGGCAGCTCCGGAATTCAAACCGCGACCGTCAACTGGACATTTACGTCATGAGCGATCGCCCCGATGTCCGATCTATCAACGAGCCTCACACTACGCGCGATGTGATGCTAACGCCGCAGAGCATCAACGAGCCCAGGAAGTTGCCGGAGCCCGGTGCGGCGGATGTGGCGATTACGTCGCTGGATCCGGCGGGGGCTGCGATCGGTGACCCCGATGTCGACATGGAAGTCGTCGGCACGGGCTTCACGGAACAAAGCGTCATTACCTTTAACGGGGGTGACGAGCCGACTGTGTTTATCAGCAAGACGGTCGTTTCAACGATCGTCAAGCCGTCGACGGCCACTACGCCAGGCAGCTACCCGGTGACAGTCAAGTCGGGTGCGGCTGAAAGCAATGCACTCTCCTTTACATTTACTGAGGATGGCGCGGACCCTGACGCGCTCGAGGACGAACTCGAGCAGGCGAAGGAGGAAGGCGACTTTAAGTCGACGCACCCGAGGCGCGGTAAAGTACGGCGAGGGAAGTAATATGGCTATCGCAGTCGTGACGGTCGCTGCGGGTGGGCTCCCCGTGATCGACGTGACGGCGACCACCCCCAGGCTTGGCATGCCCGTGACGGAGGCTGCAAGCGGCATCCCCGTCACGAAGGTAACCCTGCCTATGGGCGGCTTGCCAGTGACATTTGTAACCCCACCGCTACTGAGGACATCTGCAGAACATGACGACGACCGTAGAGCTGGAGGAATTCGAGCCGGGAAGGTGGCGGATAAGGAGACCGTTGCTGCAGCGCGCAAGAAGTGATTTGCCGCTCCCTTACGTGATTTCCGACCAGATGGATCCAACCGAACAAGTTGACGGTAAATTTTATACGTCTAAGAGTGAGTTCCGCAAAGTCGGCCGCTCCCAGGGCCTGACCGAGGTCGGAACCGAGAAGCCAAAGTTGAAGACAACGAGAGCTTCAGCCGATCCAGCCGAGAAGAAACGGCGCCGCAATTCGATCGGTAAGGCCATCAGCGAGTATAAGGCGGGGCGGCGGATTTAGTCGCTTTCAGGGTGTCTCCAAAGTGCGGACAGGCTGTCCGCACATCCAATAACGGAGCTCCCATGACCGATACAAGCACTCCCACGCTCCCCGTTCAAACCGTTCAAACCGAAGTTCCGATCAATCCGGATCAGCCTTCCAGCCCCAATCCGATTACCAATGCCCCGCCAGAGAAGCCGGCTGGAGATCGCGCTCCAAGCCGCAGGGAGGCCATACAGGCGGCTTTCGATCGCGCGACCCGGCAGCAGGATGGGAAGGAAGCTAAAGCGGCTCCCAAAAAAGCGGAGCCGGTAAAGGCTGCTGAGGCCAAGGCGGGGCATAATAAGCCGCCCGAAGAGACCGAGAAAATTGATCTCAAGAAGCGGCCTGGCGAACAGCCTAGAGGCGATCGGGGGCAGTTTACCCGGCGAGATCCGGAGCTGGATCATCAAGGCGAGATCAAACGCGGACGTTTTGACGAGCAAGCCGCGAAGGGTGCGAATGGAACCGAGCCAGAAGGTTCCGCCCCCACCCTTCCCGAAAATGCGCCCTACCGTGAGCCACCGCCCCGGATGGCGGAGCACGCCAGGCGGGAGTGGGCGGCTGCTCCAGAGAGCGTACGCGGCGAAGTTCACCGCATGCATCAGGAGTATTCCACAGCATATAATCAGTATCGTGGTGCAGCAGAGGCGTTCCAGCCGATTGCGCGGTTTCATCAAATGGCCTCGGAGCACGGCACGACGCTCGAGCGTGCATTGACAAATTACACGTCAATGGAGGCCAAACTTCGCTCCGATGTCGTCGGCGGTCTCGACGTCATCGTCAACAATCTCGGCCTCCGCTCGTCGGATGGCCAGCCGATCGGGCTGCGGGATATTGCCTATCACGTACTCAGCCAGTCCCCGGACCAGCTCAAACAGATCCAGATGGGCAACCAGCAGAGCGCTGCCGGCCAGCAGATCGGGGCGCTACATGAGAAGATCAGCACCCTTGAGAACAGGCTGCAACAGTGGCAGACTGCGCAGCAATTCACGTACACGCGTTCCCAAGTCGATCAATTTGCGGACAGTCACACCCGCTTTGATGAATTGGGGGCCTTGATCAAACAAGAGCTAGAGCTCGGCTTTGATCTCGAAACCGCGTACCGAAGGGCCGAGCTCTTACAGCCGGCCACCCACGCCGCTCAGACCGGCACCCCTGCGGCTCAGACCCGCGCCCCTGCCGACAGATCCATTTCGGGATCACCCGGTGGTGTGACTGGCTCAAACCCAGCACCACGACGAAGTGAAAAGCCTGTCGGTCGCCGCGAGGCCATCGCAAACGCAATTCGACGCGTGAACGGTGGCTGACAATCTGAACCCAACAGGAGGGCCATATGCCCAACGTGACAACCAATGCTGCCTATCAGCAGATCCTTTCTATGGCGATCGAAGAGCGATCGTCTGGCTACGAAGACCTCGTTTCCAACAATAACGCCATGCTTGCGGTGCTCAAGCGTAAGGGATTGTGGAAGACCTATAGCGGACCGCGTATTCGCCAGACACTGCAGGTGAGTAAGAACGTTGCGCAGTGGTACAACGGCTACGATCAACTGCTTAATCCGGCCATCGATCTGTTCAACGACGCCTTTTACGAGCCGAAGCAAGTCGTCGTTCCCGTTATTCTATCGATGCAGGAAATTCTGAATAACGAGGGCGAGAGCCAACTCATGGACGTTTACGACAGCTATATTGAGGCTGCCGAACGTGCTCTCGAGGATGCGATGGATCTCGCGATCTACAGCGACGGCTCCGGCAACGGCGGCAAGCAGCTTACTGGTCTCGCTACTGCGGTGCCAATTACGGTTAACGCCGGCACTTACGGCGGCATCGATCGCAGCACCTACGCCATTTGGCAAACCAAGACGTACAACATCCACACCGGCGGTGCGCTGTCGGGACAAACGCAGTTCACGTCTACCAATGCCAGGGCAACTCTCAATAACGTCATGACCAAGCAGAGCCGTGGCAAAGACTACGCGGATCTCCTGATCATGTCGCCTGAGCATTATGCGGCATATGACGCCGCCACGGTGGCGATACAGCATCAAGTGAATGAGACGTCTCTCGGCAAGCTAGGCTTCTCGGCGCTCGAGTATATCGGCGGTGGCAAGCGGGCGGAGATCGTTCTTGATGGTGGCATTGGCAGTAATATGCCATCGGATACAACGTTTGGCATCAACACTGATACCTTCCGCATCAGATACAATGCCAGCCGCAACTTCGATAAACTTTTCGAAGGTGATGGGCAGATGCCGATCGATAAGGACGCCATCGCTCAGTTCATCGGGTGGATGGGTGAACTCACGATGACAAATCCGATGTTTAATTGGAGAATGTACGATCCGACACCGGCATCATAATTCGGCGCGTGGACTAGACACCCGGCACGCCGGATACCGCTGGGGGCTTCATGGGAGTGTGGCCCCCAGCAACCCCAACAACGGAGAGACGAATGGCTATGAAGGATCCGGACGAAGCAATTATTGCAATATTCAAAGATTTCGCTGTCAAGAATGAGAGCGCGACGGTGAAAGCTGGACGGCCTGTCTTCGATGATGAAGAAGTTGTTGAGCTGCGTTATCCCGGATCGAAAAACTGGAGCGTGCACCCGGCTACTGCATTTTCGCACTGGGGCACGGATCCAGTGTCGGGCGAGCAGGTGAAGATCACCTATGCTGAGCGTTTCTCGCGACAGTATCAGCAGTTCAAATCCCATTCGACGCAGACCAAGAGCGGAACACCGCTGACATACGCGACGTTTCTTACCGAGGCTCGTCGTGCTGAGTTGCGCGCGCAGAACGTCTACACAGTCGAGGCGCTTGCGGCGATCGACGGCCAGGAGCTCAAGAACCTTGGCTTGGGTGGTCGTGAGATGAAGAACAACGCGGTGGAGTATCTCGCAGAGACACAGAAGGGGGCCGTTAATACGCAGATGGCGGCCGAGCTCGAGGCGTTGCGCGCCAAGAATGCGGTGATGGAGGAGGATCTCGCGGCGCTGAAGGCGAAGCCGGTCTCGTTTGAGCCTGCCGATGAATTCGACGGCATGGATCTCGCTCAGCTTCGTCAGTATATCACGACGCACACCGGACAGGCCCCGATAGGCGCGATTAACGCCAAGACGCTTCGACGAATGGCGCGTGATTTGAAAGTTGAGAGGGCGGCATAATGACCTTGCTGTCGGTGACGAAGGATGTTTGTGCTGCGGTTGGCGTTGCCATCCCGCAAAGTATATTCACCAACCTCTCCGGCAACCGCACCATGCAGGAGATGCTTGCGCTGGCTAATGAGATGGCGCAACGCATCGCCTACGATAATCGCGAATGGCAGAAGCTAAAGAAAACAAAAACCTATATCGGTGATGGCGTTACTACCGCGTTTGATCTTCCCGCCAACTTCAAGCGCATGTTGTTAACGTCAAGCATATGGCGATCGACATGTACCGAACATCCGATGATCTTTATAGCCGACACCGATGAATGGGTGCAGCGGCGTAATTCTCCTGGTCTCGAGCACTCATATGGCGAATGGACGATAATCGGTGACCAGATCCATATTTTTCCGGCGCTCGCTGTCGATGAGGCGATGTATTTCGCCTTCCTCGACAAGAACTGCATAGGGCTCGCCAGTCTT